GATCGCGGCCATCTGAGCGGTCAAGACCGCTGCCTTCCAGTTGTCCGTTTCCTGCACGTATTTGTGGAGATTGTTGATCGCGCTGTTGACGGCTGACCGCTTGGCCGTCAGGATCGCCAGTGCCTGATCGTTGTTCATACCTACACTCCTATGGCTTCTTCGATTCGGGCCAGTCGCTCGTCTAGTCGGTCATACTGGGCGTCCATCCGCTGGCGGTTTTGGAACATTCCAGCCCAGGTCATATGCTGGGCCTTCTGGTAGTTGATACCCATCCAACCTGGCGCGTCTTTATCAGGCCCGTCAATTTCATAGATTCCGAGCTTAGCCATGTGCTGGATACCGGCGGGGCTCAGGTAACTCTCACGCAACGCCATCACGTCATCATGCCACGCTACTGTGCCGCAGCATGCGAACATCTCAAGACGCCCTGCCCCGCAACCGTCACAAACATAGTCGGCGCCGAAGTTGGCACCCTGATTCACGTCGAATGTAATTTCATGGGTCGCGTACGCGATGCGGAAGGCATCGGAACTGCCGAGGTTATCAGTGCCAATCGCGAAACGATCGTCCTCTGAATTGTCGATGCCGCCATGCCAGGAGGCGACGCCGTAGATGGATGTCGTCCACAGGGCGTCGCAACCGGCATTTTCACTTTCGGTTGCGAACATGAGCACCCGCGCCCTAGACCACGCACCGGTGCCTGTGTTTGTAATTCGCACTTGATTGGTGCCTGTGGAGTTTTCGGAACTCATTCTAATATCATTGGCAGTCCAATCGTTGCCGGACGCGCCGACGTTGAGGAGCGTTCCAGTGTTGTTCAGGTCGATGTTGCCGTCGAATCGGCTAGTGCCAGCGCCCACCCAGAGGGCGTAGTTGCCTGTTCCGGCTCCAGACATGGCTTCGTTGATATACAGCGTTGCCGCGTTGGTGACGGTATCAGTTCCCGTGGTGATGGCTTTACCGTATATCCCAACTTGCGCAACCAGATCGATAATTTCGCTGTTATCTTGCGTCGTAAAAGTATTAGCGAACCACCCGCCGATATGAGCGGCTGTATCGCCGTTAGCTGCTGTAAGGTTCACAGCAGAATACAACACACCTGCTGAATCGGATGACCCATCTGATGTATACGAGCCGCCGATTGAAATAAGACGACGCCCAACAGCCGCAGTCCCGAAACCTAGACTACCAACCCCGCCATCCACATACAGAATCGTGCCGTCACCGTCACCAATGAGTACGTCCCCCGTAGAACCCCCAGCGGTGAGCGTCAGATCGCCCGACGAGGTGCTGATGGTCTGCGCCCCGGTGAATGTTAGGTCGCCATCGAGGGTCAGGGTGGAGCCGTCGAACGTGAGCTTGCTTTCGCCCTGGATCGTCTCGCCGTCCACGGCGGTCATGACGTAGTTGTCGGTGCCGCCGCTGGTGATCTTAACGTCGGATGTAGTCAGCCCTGGCGGTAGAAATGTGCCTGCTGGCATCGTTAGCCTCCCAGTGGTCTAGTTAGGCGCCCTGTTGTAGAACTGCCAGTCGATGGTCTCGGCAGAACCCGCAGTCTTCTCGATAGCCTGAAAGTTCGTTATCTCGCGGCGGCTTCGGAGTAGGATAATATCGCCTGCATCCCACTCAGTTCCCTTGGTGGCCGTCGGGGTAGTTCCATCACGAGTTTCTACGATACTGGCCGTCCGCACGAAGCCCTCTGCGTATCGCGCGCCGCCTGGGATAGTGTTAGAGGTGCTTATTTTCGTGGCCGACGCGGCCACAGCTTGTGTCTGAAGGGCGCTTCCTATCGGTGAAAAGTTGTAGCTAGGCATTTTTCATACCCCCGTTGCTCTCGGCCATCGCCTTGATGCTCTCGGTAAGGGCCGTCCGCTCCAGCCTTTCGGCCTCACGGTCCTCGCGGACTCGCTCGTTCTCAAGAGTCGCGTATGCCCTTGGATGGCGATAGCGCATATGGTTCGCTCTATCCAGTTCGTTTAGGAACCCTGTCTTGACACACGTCACAAGGCCCATGCGGTCGTACGTCTCCCTATTGGGATCGTCGCCGTGCAGGAAGCAATTGAGGTCCCCCACTATGATTTTAATTCCCTCGGGCTTCCGAGTGGAGAATACATAGGAACCGTCTGGGCGGCGTTTCTCCAACTGCTGCGGAAGCATGTTCCGGTTCACCACGCTCCGGTCAGCGGTGAGGGTATCGTAGACGTAGACCCAACCAGCCGACTGAAGCTCTGACGTGGTCATGGTTATGTCCTCACTCCGGTTGATGATCTGCCCTGCGGCGAGATCGCCCGGTTCCACTGCGGCCTCGGCGTCTCTCAGCAATTCCTCAATGGCAGTCCCGTGCGTTGTCATGCGTTCCTCTGCTTCCTGTACTGCGGGCCGAACGTACTCGTTCCCCGTTTCCATAGATTGCGTTCCTCGATGTTCTCCCAGAAGATTTTGTTCCAGTCCCTCGGGCGCGGCTCGGTCTTGGTCGGGGGCATGTTGTTCATGTCCTGCGCCATTTGGAGAGCCTCCCCGACCGTGTACATCGCCTCGCCGCCGCCCTTTCCGTCGGGTGCTCCGCATATCAGTTGGAACTCCTCTCCGAATAGGCGTGCATCGCCGAGGTCACGAGTCAGCTTGACCCGCTTGTCATTGCGAATGACCGTGATCGTCTGGGAGCGTCGAACGCCCTGAGAGTCAAGAGCCGGTCGGTTGAACTCCCCAATATACCAACACGGCTCATGACTCCAGATTTCAGTTGTGGCTAGCTCGACAATTGCCGCCAAGGATTGCTCCTAGACAGTCCAGTCTCGGTTGGCGGTGGCATAGAGGTAGTCAAGATACACATACTCATTTGATGCGGCTCTTGCCTCTATCATAGCCACCAGGGCAACGTCTGTGCTTGTGGAAATAGCGCCTGTTACCGTCTGCTTCAGCACACCGTCGATGTACCAACGCGCCGTCCCGTTAGGGGCGATCTCCAGGCGCAGTATCTGCCACTCTCCAGTTACTGCATCGTCGTCAGCGTCGATGCTAGCGATTGTTGTCTCGCCGGTGGTCGTGCCGCCGTTATAGGCCATAATCCAGTCTTCATCGTCTGTGGCCTCTGCATCAAGCAGGAATCCGCAGAGATCGGATGCCGTAAGAGTCAGAGTCGCGCCAGCGGCGACAAGCTGTGCGCCCTCAAGTATCGAGGTATCACCGTTCACATCGGAGAACCCGAACCAGAACGCTTTCGTGTCGAGATCAGCGAACTGAACGCGGCACTCGGCAACGATTGGAGCCATCTTGCCGACATCAAACACCAATCCTGTCGTGAGTCCAAGGCTATGAGCGTCTTCGTTAGTTGTGGTGAAAACCCCAACACCGTTCAGGCCATCTGATTCCAGAACAGTTATGCCTGAGTCAGTATCTGAGGACCCCTGTCCAATTACCCTAAAACCTGAACCACCAAAGGCTCTTCCTACCGCTGTTGCAGCGACAATATCCTCGCCTGCGAGGAAGTCTTCAAATATCTCGATCCGGCCATTTGCTCCATGCACTTCTGCCATTACAAAGTCTCCTTCTGAAGCTGTAGCTCCAGCCTTCTTATTCGCGCCCTATAGGGAGCGATCACTTCATTTATATTGCCGGTCTTGCGGGGGATACATGCCAGATTCTCCAGCCTGTTATCCCCCATGTCGCCGTTCATGTTATGCACGACCCACCCCTTCGGGATAGGGCCGTGCCGTCCCGCCCAAGCCGCACGCCGTGGATTCAATTAACCGGCTGGTGCGGTAGCGTCTGTGTGTACCTCATACAGCCAATTGCCCGAGGAACGCTCGCCGTATGCGTACTCATCGTAGTGGAAGAGCGCAGTCGCGCCGCCACCGATTTCAGGCATACGCTTGGTCTCGACATACGGGCTTCTACCCTCCACAAGGATCAGGGCCATCTGGCTGAACACGCCGCCCTTTGCGGCGTCAGAGCTTATCGTCAGGTTGCCGTCCTCGTAAATCTTCGCGCCGGCAATGGTTCCCCGATAGCGGTTCTGGAACGCCTCTGCGGCAATTCCCACCGTTAGCGGCGCACCTGCCTGTGTCTCAAGAGAGCCAATGGCCGTGATACCAGAAGTGGTCAACTGAACGTCAATATCGGCAAGCTGGAAGCCGTGGAACACTGCGCTGATCGGCGCGGTCGCCGGGGCAGGCTCCGTCGTGTTAGACGTTATCCTGTAAGCAGCCGAAGATATATCGCTGGTGTCCAGAGCCGCGGCGGAAGAACCCAGCGAAGTCGTCGCGCCGTCAATGGCCGTCAGGCCGTCGGCGTCCTTCTTTCGCTCGATTGCGTTCTGCGCCAGAGACCCTGTCTGCGCATAAGCGTTCGAGCTAATC